GGGCGTCTGGATGGAGATGGCCGGTGTTCTCAACTCTCTTGAGTTCAAGATCACCGACGTTGAAACCGACGGCTATAAGGTCGGCGGATTCATCCCCATCGACAACTACATCCTTGCCGATTCCGATCTCAACCTCGGCGAAGAGATCATGTACATGCTCGGTCAGGCGATCGGCTACGCGCTCGACAAGGGCATCGTTTTCGGCCTCGGCCCCAACTCCCATATGCCCGTCGGCATCGTCACCCGCCTTGCTCAGACCGCGAAGCCCGGCTACTGGGGCGATACCCAGGGCGACTGGACTGATCTCCATTCGACTAATGTCCTCAAGCTCAACCTCGCCGCGCAGACTGGCACTTCGTTTTTCGTCCCCTTCCTGCAGGGTCTCGGTAAGGTCAAGCCGACCTATACCGCGGACGGCCTGATCTGGATCTGCAACGAAGCAACAAAGAAAGACCTCCTGATCCGCTCGCTTGAGTACAACTCCAGCGCTGCGATCATGGCCGGTTTCGACAACACCATGCCGATCATAGGCGGTGAGTTCATCACTCTGGAGTTTATGCCCGACAAGATGGTCTGCGGCGGCTACGGCGGCGAGTACCTCCTCGTCGAACGCGAGGGCGGCACCTTCGCTGTGTCCGATCAGGCCATGTTCGTCCAAGACAAAACCGTGTATAAGGGCACTG